CTGGTCCTCACTGGGAATTTGGAAGTGAATCTGAGTGTAAGGATTTTAGACAATGGCTGGAGGATAATGGAGGGAAGAAATTCGAGATTAAAGAAGGCACTTTCAAGGAAAGCGGAACTGGAACTAAAACTATAGCAATAGTAATTAATAAGTGAAAACGAAATTGTATTACCTGTTCCTGGCAGTCATGTGGTGGCTGCTGGGGTAGGTGGAAAGGAAAAACTATGAAAAGAGAAGATATTGAAAAAGCAGCAAAGCGTACTATTGATGAATATAATCTCAACCCTGAATATGGTTCATATTTTGAACACGGTTTCATAGATGGCGCAGACTGGCGCATCAACAGCGTGTGGCATGATGTTGACAAAGAATTACCAGAGTACAACAGGCACGTTGTAAACGAAGACTGGTTTGACTTTACCGCAAAAGATGAAAAGGATTTGAAACGCATTATGAATCAGTACCCATTTAAACGATGGGCATACATTAAAGACTTAATACCTAATACGGAGGAATAATTATGAACATAGAAATTAAATTCAGAGCGAAAAACAAAATAGGTTGGATATACGGCTATTTATCTTATGCTAATATTTTAAATAAAAAAGTTATGTGTATATATGACGGTAATGGAGATTGTATTGTAGATATTGACACTATCGGCCAGTTTACTGGATTGCATGACAAGAATGGAAATGATATTTACGAGGGTGACATTATTCAACTTCAATGTAAGGAAAACAAATATAATTGTCTTGTTGACTGGAATATAAATCTTGGCGCATGGTGTATTTCGATTGATAATAAATGTTTAGGAGTTAAACCTTTAGGAGAGTGGCTGCGTGAAGATAGTTTTATAGTAATCGGTAACATTTTTGATAACCCTGAATTATTAGAGGATAAGAAATGAAAGCAATATCCATCAAACAGCCGTGGGCGAGTCTAATCGCTCACGGTATCAAAGACATTGAGAACCGGACATGGAAGTGTCCTCAGAAGTACATCGGACAGAAGATACTGATACATGCGAGTAAGGTTAGGACAAAAGATTATTTCATACCTAAAAGGCTTTTTATTAATTCAAAGATATGCTCTATACTAGAATCAAAGGAACTTCCAGAAGGTGCTATCATCGGCAGTGTGGTAATAGCCGACTGCGTACTGAATCATCCGTCCGTTTGGGCTGAGAAAGGTTGCTGGAACTGGGTACTGAAGGATGCGGTATTATTTGATAAGCCGATTATGAATGTGAAAGGAAAACTTAGTTTTTGGGAGTATGAGTTATGAGTATGAAACACAAAAGACATCAAACGGGAAGGCTATTCAGCCGTGATACTTACATGGTGATGCTGATAAAAGACAGCCGAAGGAACTTTGAAAGGGCAGAAAGACTGTTGGGTGATTTGAAACTGAAAAGCCATATTATAGCCGGGCTTGAAAAGGAGAACGAGGAACTTAAAAAAGAAGTAAACAAGCTTAAGGATGATGCGACATTTTATCACACTCAATGGGGAAAAGAGATAGACCTTTGTAAGGATTTGAAGAGAGAACTTGAATACGCAAAGAAGCGAAAATGGTGGATGATATGGAGTTTATAACTTACTGACAGCCCTTGTCAGTGCTTTGTGAATACCCGGTAACTGCTTTGTGGCGGTTATCGGGTATTTTATTTGAATATGGATACCAATAATGCTGCGATGGCAATAAAAGTATTGACTATAAGAAGCCATTTTTCAAGGTTGGCCCCTTTACGTTGCTCTTCGCGGTATTTCTGTTGAGCAAGTATTTCCTTCTGATGCAACTCACGATATTTCTGTTGAGTGAGAATTTCTGACTTCTGAATTTGAAGAAAGTTGTATTGCTCTTCCATGAGAGCACGTCTTTTCTTCTCATCCAGAGCCTTCATGTAATCAGAGTTTCCTGAGAACCCAGAGCCTATTTCAAAACCAAAATCATTCTTATAAGAATCAAATTCATTCATATAGATATAATCAAATTTTATTATGGGCATACAATATGTGTGCCATAGAAACGATGTCAAAATGTCATAAATATAGAAAATTATGAACTTAAACAAATTAAGAGATAAAGCCTACCAGTGTGCAGTAGCCCACGGATGGCATGAAGAAAACCTGAGTGACGAACATTTCCTTTGTCTGGTCATATCCGAACTTATGGAAGCGGTAGAAGCAGATCGGAAAGGGAAACATGCGAAAGTTGCAATGTTCAAAGAATGGCAAGGGAATAGCGTTCCATTGACTGAAGAAACTAGGAAAAGGAGATTCATGGAAGACTTTGAGGCATTTATCAAAGGGACTGTCGAGGAAGAACTTGCCGATGCCTGTATTCGTCTGTTGGATTTGGCCGGATTGAGAGGATATGATTTGGATAGCTTTGACTACGAAGGAAGCGATACGGAAGACTATTCCGATATGAGCTTCACGGAGTCCATGTTTAGAATCTGTGTCTATGTCACCGACAACTTCTACAGGGATGAACCATTTATCCTCCTGAATGAGATATTCGCTTTCTGCCGCGATAGAAATATCGACATCTTCTGGCACATCAAGCAGAAGATGAAATATAATGAACTACGTCCGTATAAGCACGGAGATAAAAGCTACTGACCATGAAACACGTATTCTACACCTTAATCATCATACAAGCCCTGTACGAGTTTGTGAAGCTGTTCAGATGTAAATCCTTATACCGACATGTAAAAGTCTTTCAGAAGCTGGATAAGACAGCAAAAAGCTGGTATCTGATGGCGCATCCATGGCTTCATGTTGCATTCTTCATGGATACCATCGGACTTTTATTGCTGGGGATGGGATTGTTTTCAAGCCAGTGGGTGTGTTTCCTTGTTGTCCTGGTCATGAGCTTCAGCCAGATCCAAAAGCTAGGAGCATGGGCGGTGTTCCTGGACAGTCTGGTAACGGTTATCATCTACGCTTTCGCCATCCTGAATGCATATCACTTGGCATAAAATAAAAAAGGGAGCCAGCCCACACGATTAGAAGCCAACTCCCCCACACGATTATGATGCAAATATAAGAATTTCCAACTAAATAAATCGTGCTATGACAAAAGAATTTTCATCAATCGTGGAGTTGAAATCAATACGTGAACAGAAATCAAGATTATCAGAACGCGAGCAGGAGTTATCCTCCCCTATCCTGACTGATTTTTCTCTCATCCCGGAGATTTATGAGTGGTTCAGGGAGATACTTTCCGGGGCAGATTGTCCGCCCAATCCGGAAAGTGTTACCCAGCGAAAGAAGTTCCTCTTCATTGTGTTGTTCTTGTTCGCCCCTAGTGTGCTTGCCGGCGGACGGCTGCCGAACGGTATCCGAGCAGAAATTTCCGGCGTGTTCCCGGATGTTTCTCCGTGTGTAATATCAAACAATATCGCTGATGTTTCCTTTATCTACCAGCAGTATAAGGATTTCCGGCAGGATATAGAGTACCTTTACTGCCAAATCGTAGAAAGATTGAAATCCAAAGGACTAATCAAGTAACAGAATGTTTCTAATGGGGATAAAGTCCCTATGCTTAAATTTTTATGTCTAACAAATTTAAATTTTAAAGCCGAGTCAGAAGAAGAACAAAATCAGGTTGGGAAATAGTTCGACAAGCCGACAGATTAGCTCAACAGCGTTATGGAAGTAACTCTGACAATCCTAATAATCTTGTAAATAGGATTGCAGGCAGGTATCTTGGGAGCTTTAATAGAAGTGGAACCAGTTGGAATACACAAGTTTCAAAACGTACTTACATGGGACTTAATGATGGGTAATTAGTAAAAGAACTAATCAAGTAAAAAAGCCGGAACGTTATGCTTCCGGCTTTTTGTTCACTATCAATTTAGCAATTCTTGAACGAAAGATGTAAATGTTGAGCATTTAACACTTTCTATTAAGTTATTATAATCTTCTTTTTCAAGACAACTCACAAGGGAGGATACATCACTTTCATGTTTGTCATATTTTGATCCAATCAGGCCATAAATATCTCCCATAATTCTTGCTGGATGATAATAGGTAATCTCTGGATCATCATTCTCCAAATCATAATTTAGCTTAGACTTAATAAAATCATTTGACAATGTGCCATCAATACGTTCAAATATGTTAAATCCTAAAAACCATGCTTCAACCTCCATTATTGCAAAATGTAATTTTATATATTGAGCCAGGTTTTTAGCGTCTATTTCCTTTTGAGCTGAATTTCTAAATTTTTCAATTAATTCTAAGTTTATATTTCTTACGCCTCTATTTTTTTTCTTGTAAAAGTCCCCATATACATCTCTTAACCCTATAATCTTGGTAAATCCCTTTTCATGCAATCCATTTGCTCTAGTAAAGATTTTAGATAATACAGAGTTGTCATTACCAACATTTACAAGCATATAATAGTTATGAGCCATTTTATCACCATATTGATAAGGAGCTTCATCCAGATTATCACAAATCAGGTTATAACAATTGATTCCTATATCTTGGTAGTCGTACATCTTTAGAAGTAATTCTCTGACCAAAATTAATTCAGCTTGTCCTTCTACAAAAACTGCTACTTTCTTCATTTTTTATGTCGTGCAATAAAATCAGATGAGAATAAATCAAAATTATTAAGTCCTGTAAATTCAAAATCTTCAAATAATTCAGGAGAATTATATATATTTATTGCAGTAACTTTATCGCCTTTACGTTGTAAAATATTCCAATATTTCAAATCGACAACGTCCATTAAAAAACTATCGTTTGAAGTAGTAATTAATTGTATATTATTTTCTAAACAGAATTTATATAGGTATTTACCTAATTTTATGGATCTATCATAATCTAATCCCTCACAAAAATCATCAATAACAATTGTCTGTGTCTTCTTTTTTTGAGAAACAATATAGAATAAAAGAACAAGAATGTATAGTGTTCTTTGCATTCCTTGAGATAACAATCCTTCCCATAAAAATGTGCTTACATCTTTTTCATTAATCTGTAAGACTCTTATATCAGATTTCTCATCTCCAATTTTTACAATCTTTATTTCGTCAATAGAATAATCTAAAGCATTTAGTTCCTCCTGAACCTTTAGTTTCAAATCATCATTTAATTTTTCAAACATTGGGATAATACTTTCTCCTTTAGACATAGTACTAAATAGGTTGGTACCATTAGGAAACATATTAATCTGATTAAATAATATCCCATATGAATTTTCAGCCCAATTTACTATTTTTTCAATTTGAGGATATAATTTTGTATCTCGTCTTACATTGATTGTAAGTTTATTACTTGGAGGGTTAATTTCGTCGTTAAAAAAGATAGTAGAGTTTTCATTCCTTTCTATTAAGATGTTTTCGTTATGATCAATTAGCTGTTCCAAGGTAATATTCCCTTGAAAACATGCAAATGAATATGTCAATTCTGTATCATTGTCTGAAAAAATAATTTTATAGAAAAAATTATCGTGCTCAGCAATTTCTTTAGTTTGGAGTATAACAGAGACTAAAGAATTTAAGGCTTCTATTGTTTTTGATTTTCCAACAGCATTACGGCCTACGATGAGACTTGTTTCTGACAAATTGAGACCATCTAAAGACCATCCAGGTGTAACATATTCGAGACTTTTCAGTTTCATAATCGTATTAATTATACTAGAATTTTATTTTAATCTACAAAGATACAATAAAGCATTGAATTTATCAAGTGACAGATTTTTATGCTCCCAAAAACTGTAAAGCATAATGGAATAGTTATTTCCAAATATAGTTATATCTTAGTTCGGATTCATCATTCTTAAAACTATATGATACGGAAATTTTATTTATTGTACCATCTTCATTATAAAAGTAGTCATAATATGTCCAAGAATCTGAATATGATTCCTTTTTAGATTTTCTTTGAATACGACCTGAAGAGTCATATTGGTATTCATATTTTTGCTCTAATGATTCTCTCCCTGTATCTCCGTTGATATATGTTTCTTGTAGTAGATTTCCATGTGTGTCGTACTCAAAGATAAAGTTCCCGAACAAAGAACCGTCATTAAGCATTGTCTTTTCTATATAAGCGTTATTCCCTTCGTATCTATATTCGCTTATATAGCCAAAATTTTTACTAACCCAAATGTCTTTTTCTACTGTTTTTATCAATCTTTTTTGACTATCATATTCGTATGTCCATTCTTCATTCAGGTCTCCATCGTCATCATATACCAACATGCGTGACACGGAATCAATGTTGTTATATTCATATTTACGTTTTTTTTCAAACAAAGTAAACGTATATTCGTTCATTTCCACTACACGCTTTTTGTCGTCGTATTCATATTTGTAATTGTAATCAATCCTATCATCCAATAAAGCATTATAGTAATTGGTGGTTTTTTCTTGCAATGTTCCGTCTGGATTATAGATATACTGTTCGTATAGTTCTCCATATTCATTTATCTCGCCAAATTTCTTTTCGTGTTCGTTTATTACAATTTCAGACAGAACTTTATTTCCACTATTTCCTCCGGGCTCTCCATCACCATCGCTACTGCACCCTACAAAAAACAAAGCCACTAGTATAGGCAGTATAAATAACATTTTCTTCATTTTACTTTGGTTTTATTGATTAAACATCCATTTCTAATAACTTCCTTAAATCCTCAAAAGAGTGAACTTCATAAAGAGTTCCTTTCACTTTAACATAACCGTTTACTTCTGAATCAGGTGTATTTCTCACAAATAGTTCCGAAATGTCTACATCTAAAGCATTTGCAATACGTTCTAAAGATTGTAATTGCGGATAATCACCTCTTAATGTCTTATTAAGACTAATATCAGATATACCCATCTTATCAGCCAAATCTTTTTGAGTAAGACCCTTAGACTGGCAAAGTTCTTTTATCCTTGTTCTAAAATCCATAATACTACATAGTTTTATTGCACAAATATAGGTGTTTATACTATATAATACAATGAAACGTGAAAAATAAATCTATATAGTTTTATATTTAACATAAATTATCTATGTAACTATTGCATAATTAAACTATATAGTCTTACTTTGCAGTATCAAATAAAACGAAGTAGTATAATTAATAAAATATAAAGAACTATGGCAATAGAAAAGAGAAATCAATTAAAAGAGATTATGAGTCTTGCTTGGTCATTTGTACGCAAGAACGGTTATTCTATGAGTGAGGCGTTGAAATGTGCGTGGACTAATATCAAACTTCGTGCATTGCTTCATAAGAAGGTGGTTGAGTTCTATTTCAAGAAAACAGACGGCACGCTACGTCAGGCTTTCGGTACTTTAATGAGTAGTAGAATACCAGAAAAAAAGGGTACAAAGAAAACAGCAGATAACTGCCAGGTGTATTTCGATTGTGAAAAAGAAGAATGGCGTTGTTTCAAAAAATGCAACCTTATAAAGATAGCTTAGTATTAATATTTAAAAGAATATGACTTATGAGAATTATAGACTTTAATCCTGAATTGCACAAGATAACATTTACTAACAAACAAGAAACAGTAATAACTGAATCAAACATTATGTTATTAAAACGAATGTTCAACAACCCCGAAAAATACCAGTATTACATGAAAACACTTTGGCTGTTGCGTTCTCTGAGTGAAAAGAAATGTTGTAAAGATGGCATGATAGACTCTAATGATGAAGTTTACCCGATATTTAGGCTTGCAAATGAACTTATTGGTAGTCTGCTACGAGAAGACACCTTTTTTGACTGCGAAGGTAATCTTATGCAAGGCTTTAATCCAAACATGATGAAAACTGCAATGTAAATCCCTCACACGATTATTTTGAAACAATCAGCCAAATGTTTGTTCTGATTACGGCAATTTTTAGGATAAACATTTGGCGGTTGGTAATTTTGCCATAGAATGAAATGCGCTTCGTGGCAGTTGCGCTGCAAAGATATTCAAGGCATTTCTTTCAAGGGGTAAACTGCCACATCAGACCTCTTTTAAGATTTGCCTTTTTTATATGTCAAGCGTGGCAGGTCAAGGCAAGGCATTCAGGTGTGCATGGGTTCGAATCCCAGCTTGCTACTACGGTCAAAATAAAATCCTCATTGATGAATTGACCGGCCATCAATGAGGATATGTTTAATTCAGGTTTTACAGCGTATGAACAAAGAAACCATAAATGAATCCCAATTCATACGGTACAAAGATAAGCAAATTTCTTATTGTACCTACAATGGCAGGATATATATTTCTTGCAAGGGGCTTAATTCTGATGTCGGGATAAGCATAAGCAAATGGAAATCAAAGAACATGTCGCAAATAAAAACGTATGCAGCCGAAAACGGATTGAAACTAAGAGAAATCATGTATTTTGGCCAGTATCTAGAAATCGGCATAGCCTTGATGTATTTCGCAAATAATAGAGAATTGACAGAGTGTGTAAAGAATCAGATTGGTAATTTAAATTCAAATAATATGAATGAAATACAGGTTTTACAGAAAACTACCTTGTTGGGTAAAGAACTAACCGTTTATGGCAGTGCAGAGAATCCGTTGTTTCTTGCTAAAGATGTAGCTGAATGGATTGAATATGCAAAAACATCACAAGATAAATATGATGTATCTCGTATGGTTGGTACTGTTGATGAAGATGAAAAGCTGGTACGAACAATTTTCGTATCAGGTCAGAACCGTCAAGTCTGGATGCTCACAGAGAACGGTTTATATGAAGTCCTGATGCAAAGCCGCAAACCGATAGCCAAACAGTTCAAGAAAGGCGTAAAAGCCATACTGAAAGAAATCCGAACTAAAGGCGGTTATATGGCAGTAAAATCGGATGATACGCCAGAAGAAATCATGGCAAAAGCCATCCTGTTAGCAAACTCAACCATCGAAAGGCAGAAAGAACGAATATCTGTACTTGAAACCGAAAAGAATCTGGTAGAAGAACAGAACAGACTGATGGCGCCAAAAGCTGCCTACTTCGACAATGTCCTTCAAAGCGAAGGATTGATAACAACAAATATCATAGCCAACGAACTTGGCATGAGTGCCAAAAAGCTGTACAAGATATTAAAAGATTTAGGCGTATTGTACAACCAGAATGGGGTTTACATGCTTTATGCCAAATACAGGGGATTAGGTTATGACAAGTACAGGACACACACCTATACAAGTGATACCACTGGTATGCAGGTTGCAAAGCAATACTTGTGTTGGACGCAACTTGGTAGAAAGTTTATACTTGATTTAGTAAACAGTAAATCGGCAGCTTAAAAACCGTTCATACACACGTCATTAAGTTGGCGTGTGTATAAAATGAAACAATTGGCATATTGTTTCGTATGTACTAGCAATTTATTCTGTTTTGAGGTAAGTATATACTATTTTTGAATAGTAAAATATTAATAATCAAATGAAAACAATCAAATATAATGGCCAAGAAGTAGAAGCCTACTCGCTGATAATGACGAAGGCTAATGCTTTGGATATTCTCAATGGCAAGAAAGTTATAGAAGCTCGTAAGCTAAGTTCTAAATACGAAAAGATGTTTACAAATTTCAAGCAACTTGAAGAAAACGAGAGATTAAGAAAAGAAGGACGTGAAAATGAGTGCCAGCCTATTCTGCGTACTGATATAGAAGCAATTCATTTTTATAGCACAGGCGCCCCATGGTTTCTTGATGTGGCGATAGATGAAATCGGCATTGGTGAGGTTACTGAAGAGGGCATAAAGTTCATGCACGAAGAATTTGATTTTCACGATTTCGACGAACAGTTAGAAGAGTTCAAGAAAAATCCACCAGAAGAAATTCCATTGTTTTATTACCTGCATATTAGTGAAGTGATTAACCATGAAGGATTAAAATAAGTCAAGCCGCTTTATGCGGCTTTGTCTGCATATAGGTAAAAAGATTGTTTAATTTAAATTCAGGATTATGCCAGAAGTTTACGCAACAGGCTCGGATGGTAAGAAGTACCGAACAAGAGCGGACTATGAAGCTGGACGTTTTCAATCAATGGGCACAAACGCTGCTCAGAGAGCGAGAATCAACAGAGCAGTTGGCGGTAGAGTTGTTTAATCATGAAGAAGGCTATAAGCATAATTAAACAAGTCTCAGAGCTGACAGATAGGGTTATATTGTTTCACTCAGCATCGGGTAAGGACAGTATAGCCCTTTTAGATCTTATGCACCCCTATTTCAAAGAGATAGTATGTGTTTACATGTATGTAGTCAAGGACTTGCAGCATATTAACAGATACATCAACTACACCTGCAAGAAATATGGTAATGTGAAGTTCATACAAGTGCCTCACTTTGCGGTATATTCATATCGTAAGAGTGGTTACATGGGTTGTATAAAGAACGAAAAGCAGAGGCAGTACAGTATGGCGCAGCTTACAGAGATAGTCAGAGAAAAATATCATATAGACTGGGCATTTTTCGGGTTCAAACAATCCGACTCAATGAACAGACGGTTGATGCTAAGGACGTACAAAGATGAAGCTATCAATGAAGCGCAAAAGAAATGTTATCCCCTATCAGCTTACAAAAATGTTGATATTCTGAACTATATCGAAAAGAAAAGTCTTATAAAGCCGGAGAAATACGGTAACAGCCAGTCGGCAGGAACGAATATAAGCGATATGAACTATCTTTTGTGGCTCAGAAGTAATTTCCCGGCAGACTTGAAAAAGGTTATAGAGGAATACCCTATGGTAGAACGATTGTTGTTTGAGCATGATTATGAAGGAACTGAAACAAAGTGAGACAAGAATAATAAAACGTTCGCAGATAAATCTGAATCCGATAAACCCTAAGAGGCATTCGGATGAACGTATTAGACTGCAAAAGAAAAACCTGCAAAAAGTCGGTTTTCTTGGTGGTATTGTATGGAATGAATTAAGCGGAAACCTAATAGATGGGCACAGGCGTATCAAGGCTATGGATATGTATTACAAATACGATGGTACTTCTGATACAGACTATAAGGTAAAAGTGGAGGTTGTGAACCTTGACGAAAAAAAAGAAAAGGAACAGCTTACTTATATGGCAGTAGGAAACACCAAGCCTGATTTAGATTTGCTCGCGAGTTATTTGCCTGATATAGACTATTCCGAAGTCGGGTTGAGTCCTGATGAGTTGAATGATATACTTGCGATAAGTGAAGTTGATGCCAATTCCTTATCAGAGTCATTAGATGACTTGTTATTGCCAACAGACTTCGATGGTATAAAAAATCCTATTCCTGAAGATGCTGCACTGCCATATGAAGAGAAGAAAGAACACATGAAAGCGGTAAAGCAACAAGTAAAAGAATCTGCATTTCAGCACAGGCAGGATGAAGATGCTTATATAATACTTTCATTTTCTTCTTTTGAGACAAAATCAGATTTTTGTGATTTGTTGGGTATCAGTACGGATGAAAAATTTGCCAAAGGAGAAGAGGTTTTGAAATTGATTGAGTAATCAAAATAAACAGATACGCGCGCATGGGAAAGAAGCCAGACATATCGAAATTCAGAGAGGTCCTTCATAAAACAGGTGGAAATCTCTCTAAGGTTGCTGCTGTATTCAATGTAACCCGAAAAACCGTGTATGATTGGGCCAGAGCAGACAGCCAGTTCAAAGATGCTATCACCGACGAAAGAGGTTCTCTGGTAGATGAATGCCTTGTATCTGCACGTGTACTTGCGCTTGGTATCCCTGAGAAAGATGAAAATGGGAACTTTATCGGATGGCGTGAACGTCCAGATGGGTATATGATTCGCTATTTACTTTCCACATTAGGAAGAAAAGAAGGTTTTGGAGACCGAGAAGACGAAGACGCAGACATTCCAAAGGATATTGACCACGGAATTTCTATCGACTCATGGATTAAAGACAAGCTGAAATGATTGTACCCCAAGCGATATATCATCCGTTATATACCGATAGCGAGAAGTTTATCATTCTCATTACCGGTGGCCGTGGATCGGGAAAGTCTTTCAACGCTTCTACCTTCATAGAGCGGCTGACGTTCGAGATGACTCCCACAGAGAAGATAGTCCACCAGATTCTTTATACCCGTTACACGATGGTATCTGCCGGGATGTCTATTATTCCTGAAATGATGGAAAAGATAGATTTGGATGGAACCACGAAGTATTTCAAGACCACCAAAACCGATATAGTAAACCGGATGACCGGCAGCCGTATCATGTTCCGTGGTATCAAAACCTCTTCAGGGAACCAGACGGCCAAGTTGAAATCAATTCAGGGTATCACCACCTTTGTCTGTGATGAAGCAGAGGAATGGACCAGTGAGGACGAGTTTGACAAGATTATGCTCTCCATCCGTAAAAAGGGAATCCAGAACCGGATTATCATCATCATGAATCCCTGTGACTCCAATCACTTCATCTACAAGAAATACATCGAGAATACTCACCGGCTGGTGGAGATTGACGGCGTCCAGGTACAGATTTCCACCCATCCGAATGTACTTCATATCCATACGACTTACTTCGACAATATAGAGAACCTTTCTCCTGAGTTCCTGAGAGAAGTCAAGGAAATGAAAGAGAAGAATCCGGAGAAGTACGCTCATGTGGTTATCGGTCGATGGGCGGACGTGGCCGAAGGTGCCGTGTTCAAGAAATGGGGTATTGTGGACGAGTTCCCCATGTGGTGCAAGAAAGTGGCTATTGGACAGGACTTTGGTTATACCAATGACCCATCGGCTTCTATCCGGTGTGGAATCATTGACAATGCGCTTTATCTGGATGAAGTGGATTATAGAACTGGATTACTTTCTGGGGATATTATAAAGACGCTACGCCCGTGGAATTTGAGAGTGATTGCCGACAGTGCGGACCCGCGACTCATCCAGGAGATTCATAACGGAGGGATTAAAATATACGCGGTAGAGAAAGGGCAAGGTTCTGTCAATGCCGGTATTGACAAGATGCAGGGAATGGAAATATTCATTACCAAGCGTTCTTATAACCTGCAAAGGGAGTTCAGAAATTATGTCTGGGCAAAAGATAAGGATGGAAACTACATCAACAAACCTGAAGACCATGATAATCATGGCATAGATGCTGCACGCTACTATGTGCTGGGAGAACTTCTCGGTAGAATTATGAAACCCAAAGACGTTTCAGGAATATTTGGACATTAAACTTTGAGATATGACTATAGAAGAAATTTTAGCTATGCCGGAAGTAGAGAGAAAAATCTACTATCTGAAGAAAGGACGAAAGACCGAGCAACCAAACGCTCACGCTCTTTACAACGACTGGAATCCGAACAAGCACGAGATAGTGATAGATGAAGAGAAATACCCGAAAATCAAAATTACGACCCAGCCTGAGAAACGGATTACAGACCCTACAACCGGGAAAGAATATGTTGAGCCGGCGGCAAGGAAAGAAGTTGACCCGAACAGGATTGCTCTTCCTATCGAGCAGGACATCGTGAACATTCAGACTGCCTTCACCGTGGGAACAGAACCGGTCCTTGATTGCCAGCCGGACCAGTCGGAAGAAAGCCTTCTTTCCACATTGAAGCAGGTGTTCAAGAAAAACAAGTTGAAATACCAGAACAAGAAAGTAGTCCGGGCATGGCTGGCCGAGCAGGAAGTGGCCGAATACTGGTATGTGGTGAAGGATGACGGCTTCTGGGCAAAGCTCAAACGAAAGATTTCAGGAATCTTCGGCAAATCAAAACCTGAATACCGTCTGAAGAGTGCCATCTGGTCTCCGTTCCGTGGCGACAAGCTCTACCCTTTCTTCAATGACCAGGGGGATTTGGTGGCCCTGTCCCGTGAATACAAGAAGAAAGATCTGAATGACGTGGAGATTACCTGCTTCATGACCATTACCAAGGACATGGTTTATCAGTGGGAACTGACAAGCAACTGGACTGACAAAGGCTCATTTGCACATGGATTCAAGAAGATGCCGGTGATTTATATGTACCGTCCGGAAGCGTACTGTGAAAAGATAAAGAGCCTCCGTGTAAGACTGGAGAAGCTTCTCTCAAACTATGCAGACTGTATCGACTACCACTTCTTCCCTATCCTCATGCTTTTTGGTAACGTGGAGAATTTCTCAGGTGAGTTCAAGAACCGTGTTGTCGAGTTGACCGGCCAGGGAGCAAATGCCCAGTATCTTACCTGGTCACAGGTACCTGATACTGTCAAGTTCGAGGTAGAAACCTTGCTGAGCCAGATATATGGACTGACCAATACACCCAGAATCTCTTTTGACTCCCTGAAAGGTACAGGAAACGCCGTTTCCGGTGTGACTTTCGATTATGTGTTTATGTCCACCCACCTTAACGTAGAAAATCTGAACGAGATCGTCGGCGAGTTCATGCAACGACGTGTAAATTTCCTTGTCTCCGCGTTGGGTTCCGTGAATTCCACCCTTGAAGAAGCCTCCGAAACCATCGATGTGGATGTGCAGATGCAGCCGTATAAGCTGGAGGACATCAAAGACAAGATAGACACAGCTATCAAGGCCAAGGACGGTGAAATCTGGTCTCAACAGCGGGCCATTACCTTTGTGGGGAACGTGGATGCAGTTCTGGATGAGATTGAAGCCATCAAGGAAGAGCAATCTGAGAAACAGAAGAACGACATCGAGAAGCAGAAACAGCTTTCCTCTCTTAAAAGTTCCAGCAGTAAATCTGAAGAATAGAACAACCCAGTCAGAATATTTACGGGGATAATACAAAACAGAATGATATAAATCTAAAATATTGACTATTTGAGTAGCGGTATCTTTCGAGGTATCGCTATTTCCTTTATCATAGTAAAAACATGAATACTTCTTTGTAATTATTCGTTATTTTACTATATTTGCATCGTAATTAAGTCTTAAACGCTATGAGCTACAAATCAGTTAAAGACGTTGTAACGCTGCTTACTGAAAATGGCTTTTGGTTCGTGAGGCAGAAAGGCAGTCACATGGTTTACACTGATGGTAGCCATGTAGTGATTGTACCCGACCACGGCAAGAAAGGCGTTGAGAAAGGCACTTATTACAACATTCTGAGGCAAGCGGGGCTAAAATAGCCCCCGCCTCTTTTGTTTAACGATAAAAAGGAGGTCAGTATGAAAACCGTAGAAGTGATTGTAGAACATGCTGGAAATAATCTTAGTGCCTATATTGAAGGTGCTCCGGTGATTACTGTCGGTAACGACGTGAAGGAAATCGAGAAGAACATGAAGGAAGCTGTTGAACTTTACCTGGAGTCATGCAAGGAGATGAACATCGCTCCAGTGGAAATTTTGCAGGGAGAGTTCACATTGAAGTTCAAGATAGATGCTGCCACCTTCATCAACTATTACAGCAGTATTTTCACAAAGGCCGCTTTGAGCCGGATCACCGGAATCAATGAGCGCCAGTTATGGCATTATGCGGCTGGAGTACACAAACCCCGTAAACAGCAGTTGGAGAAGATTCAGAAAGGTATTAACGCGCTGACAGAGGAACTGGCAGCTATAAATTTGTTATGATTATTAATTAAATATAATGGAGGATAGTACAATGAAAGCAAAAGATGTAAATCCAAGTAATTTTAAGGTTGAGAATGTTGTATTTGAAAATGATGATTTTTCTATAGCGATAGGTATTTGGGAAAATGGGGAAAGAAGAATGGCAATGAGATGGAATGGTTATGGAGATGATCCTGGATACCCTAAATTATTTAAAAACCCAGTCTGGTTCATCGTTGATGACTCTTTAATATTACCTTTTCTGAATGCTTTAAGGAACGTAAAAGATTCTGACAAAAAAGAAATAGAAGCAGCTATATTGAAATTTTAAAAGTATAATTGGATGATGATCTAGCGTGATTATTTAGGTAGTCACGCTTTCTTTTTACCTAAAAACGAACATTTCCCTAATTGTTTCGTATCGTTAGCCTTTAAATTTCCCCTTCCCTTTCTCTATAAGTAAATTTACCGTATGAAATTATTAATCAAACTCATACGGTATGACAATCTTTGAACAAATCTTGGCAGGACTGCAACAGAAATTCGCTGGGGTGGACACTGCCACACTCACCCGTATCGCCACAAAGAAGGCAGAGGGTGTAACGGACGAAACGAAGGTGACCTCCATCGTTGAGGGTATCTCATTTCAGGACGTGATGCAAAACTATGGTGATTTCCGTGCAGGACAGGCGCAGACTTCCGCTGTTTCAAACTACGAGAAGAAGCATGGACTGAAAGACGGGAAACCAATCGAGAATCCGAAACCAGAACCACCGAAACCAAACGACCCTCCAAAGCCGCAGGAGACAGACATCGCAAAGATGATTGCCGATGGCATTGCCGCCGGTATCAAGCCGTTTGCCGACAAGCTGGCCAAAATGGAGGAAAATGAAGCGCAGGCGCAGCGCAATTCTCAGATTTCAGCAGTGGCGAAGAAGTACGGTATTCCCGAATTTATGCTGAAAGACCGCAACATTCCTGAGAACACGGACTTGGATACTTATTTCAAGGACATGAAGCAGGATATGTCTAACAACGGGTTTCAGTTCTCCAAAGCTCCTGAGACTGCCGAACAGAAGCAGGAGAAAGAAGCGAGTGAGTTCGCCAAAATGATTGAGGCGGACACAAAATCTATTGTCGAACAACAAAACAAGTAATTTATGTCAGCAGGATTTAAGTACAACATGGAGCCTGAACCGTCCATCGAGGAACGCTATGATGTTTCTACCGGAGTAAGACGCAGAGGGCCTTACAAGCTGGATACGACCAACCTTGTCGCTGGTTCATTTCTTCCATCCTTCACTCCCATTGCCGCCGACTTAGTAAAGAAAACCGCTCAGGTGGCCATCCGTGTAGAAGTCTATGAAAAGTTTACCACCGGTTCCAATACCACTTTGAAGATCAAGAAAAACTCTTTGGCTTATGTGGGTATGCATCTGGGTAATGGTTCTCATGGAGCTACCATCAACAGTATTGACAAATCAGACAAAGCTTTCGATAAGTTGACGCTGTCTGCCGACTTTGGCGAAACATTGGAAGCTGGTACTGTACTCTATGAAGCTACAGCGGTAAGCGGCACAACTCCGAAAGTCATTGCTAACTCAGCCTTGTACGGAAGAGTACAAGTAGAAGAAGGCATTGTATTAGTTGCTCTTTTGATGCGAGCATTCGAGATTGAGCCTACCAAATTGGTTATGCCTTTCTCTGACATTGACAAGGCCAACATGCCGCATTTCCAGTTCAACGCTCCTGACGTTACTCAAGGTGGAAAGGCTGTAGTTGCCAAAGCGTCTTCCAGTCAAGATGGCTTGATGAGTAAAGAAGACAAAGCTAAATTGGATGGTATCGCATCCCAAGCCAACAAATTCACTTTGTCTGCAGCAACATCTTCTGCTCTCGGAGGTGTAAAGCAAGGTGTTAAAGTAGATGATGCTACTGGGCAGGAAGATGCACATACAAAATTGAATGCCCTTCTGGCATCTTTGAGAACAGCAGGTGTAATTGCAAGCAAATAAAGAAAGGAGGTAAAACATGATGCTAACTATTCATACTCTGTTTAACGACCCCAACATCGTTAACGCCGTTATTCAGCGTGTCCTTCAGACTCGTAAGGATACAATCTACTGGCAGCAGTATCTTGATTTCCGTAGAACGACTACCCGTGTATTCAAGGACTACATCGGTCAGGTTACTGGAGTGATGGCCGGTTCTATCAACTCTCGTTATGGTGAGAAGCCTATCCGTGAACGCCGGAATATCGGCTCAGGATATGGTGAAATCGCTTATCTTGGCGATGCTTACCAGATTTCCATTGACCGCCTGTCCGAACTTCAGGACTTGATTGACAAGTTCAATGCAGCTAAACCTGCCGACCAGGTAGCAGCCATGCAGGAAATCGTGAACTTCATCTATGATGATTACCGTCAGGTACTTTTGGCAGCCCACAAGCGCATGGATATTATTGTAGGTTCACTTCTGATGACCGGAGAAGCAACAGTCAAGAATAAGGATGACAATGCCGGAGGCGTTGACCTTCTTAACATTGAATTGCCGTTCAAGTTCATCAAGCCTGATACTGGTGCGAAGACGAACTTCATCACCTATTTGCAGCAGCAGATTAATGCACTGAAAGCGGACTACGGTAATTTCCAGAAGATGATTATGTCACGAGGAACTTTCGTGAAGAATATCATCGGGTCGGCTGAGTTTGGTGACAAGTTCAAGATGCAGCTTACAGGAAATGAGATGTATCTTTCAACCGGGTTGATTACATCTCAACTGGCTTCCCAAGTGTTCACTGGCATCGGGCTTCCGGCCATTGAAATCAAGGAAGATTACGTAAAAGACCAGACCGGAAAGAACGTGCAGATTTACGCCGACGACCGTATCACCTTGCTTCCGCAGGATAAGGTCGGTTATATGCGTTTCCACACTCCATACGAAGCAGTGGACGGCGTACCGGGACGTAACTACACCCAGGCAGACGGTGATATGCTTATTTCCGGTTACAAGGACAAGAACGGTCGTTATCTGGAATACACCGCAGAGTGGATTCCTCAGATTACGAACCCGAATCTGATTGTGAACTTTGATTTGTCAACCATGAACGCATGACAGTAAATGACTACATATCACAGAAGTTTCAGACCTTCGGCATCAACTTGTCGGAGGCTGACCTTTTGGAGATAAGTTTGTCTTCAGAAGTAAGCGGAGAGGATGAGATGGGCCCGTCAAACATCGGACTTGTTTCGGTGTCTATGGCGAAGTTTATCCCCTCTCTTCTACTTCGTGCTACTTCCATCAGCGAGAACGGTTTCTCTATGTCCTGGGACACCAAAGGCTTGAAGGAATACTACTCATTCTTGTGCAAGAAGTATGGCCTTGAAGACACACTGTCAGATAAACCTAAAGTCAGATTCCTATGATATTCGCGCCACATATATTACAAATCAAGGTTACTACTCCAATGGAAACAGACGAGTTCGGCCGGCCTATTCCCGGAACCGGTGGAGAAAGCTGGCAGGACGTATGTAAGTGCCGGTGTGATGATAACTCCACCAAGGAGTTTACTTCGGAGAACGGCGAGGTGTACCGACCGAACTATCACATAGTCTGTGAAAAGAAAACCTCCCTGAAGGCTGGCGATGAAGTCAGATGTATGGATGGCGATAATACCAGGGGAACTGGCAAGGTTTATACGGTAAAAAATACTAACTATTTTGGTTACTCAGAAATATGGCTGTAAAGTTTGATTTTTCGGACATGGATAGCTTTTTTAAACAAGGTTATGCCGAGGTGAAAGCCGTTAAGGAGAAGGTTGGTAAAGAGGCTGTCGATTACGCTGTAAAGAATGGAAGCTATCAGAATCATACCGGAACACTCCGTAAGTCAAACAAATACTCAGTTCAGGATGATGGACTGGAGTTGAGGAATGAAGCTGAATACGCTTCTTTCGTTGAATCCAAAGGTTACGAAGTCTTGACTGGTGCAGCCATATATGCTGAGAAACGATTAAAGGAGGAAATAAAATGATAGTTACCACCGACATAGCGAACATACTCTATCGTGATTGCCAGCCTTTTGAAATTGACATCGTTCCACACGGTAAGAAGCTGACGGGGCCGATGAAGTCCGAAAGGATTGTCATTCACTCTAAGAAGCAGCAACCGGAGACGTACTGGAAGAAGTCTTTCGTAGAAGTGAACCTTTGCGTTCCTGACTTGAAAGAAGGTGAAGCTAACACAATACGTCTGAACGAGCTGGAGAAACAGGCGCAAGAATTGTTTGACGGAGTGACCGGACGCTATGACGGAACAACCTATCATTATTCCATCGAGTCAATCGGAATTGAGGAAGACACATCCTTAAAGTGTCACTATGTGAATGTAAGAATTTTGTTTGAAGTTTTAAATGTGAAATAATATGGCAGAATCAAAGAAAATCACAGCTGTGAATATCAAGAAACTTTGGTATGGCGAGACAAATGCTATCACAGCAGATTTGACTGGGCAGGCTTTATATACTCTTTTACAAGGTGAAACCTTAAAAGAGGTGAAGAATATCCATCAGGATACATGGACACTTGAAGAAGCGGAAGCAAGCCGCACTAACTACAAGAACCAGCTTACCGGTCAGACTTATCGTAGTGATAAGGAAATGGGCGATGTAACCGTGAACTTCACCATTGGTGAGTACGACTATCCGACCAAGAAAGACCTCATGGGTGGTGATGTAATTAACACTGATAAGGGTTGGAAACGAGCAAGAGGCAAGGTAAACATTGAGAAGTTACTTGTCGCTTTGACTGACGATGACCAGTATTGTGTGATTCCCCGTGCTGACATCGGTGCACGTGAAGCCACAACAGACAAGGCTGTCGGTATTCCTGTAAGTGCGGTGGAACTGGAACCACAAAATGCAGAAGTTGCACCGGAATACTGGTTTGACTCATCTGAAGTAACAGCAGGTGCTTAATGCCTATCCAATAGGTAGAGATTGAATTCCATAACAGGGGTGGGCTTTATGGCTTCACCCCTTAATTTTTATCTTTTATCAGAATGAATCAAGGAGCAAAAATAGTAACTGAATCCATTATCGGAAGTGATTTCAGAACGGTGTTTGTCGCTGGGAAAGCCTACACGGTCTACCCTCCTACTATCAACAAACTGGCCGGAGCAATCTCCCATTTGTCAGGTGTACAAGAAGCAGACAATTTGAAAGAAGTTCTTCTCTCCCTGGGAGAAAGTGAGGCCTACAGCAGGGCTCTTTCCTGGCTGATAGCTGGTGACGAAAACTTGAGCGAAGAACTGGCAAAAGGAACATACGAAGAGAATGTGGACGCATTGGATGAAACACTCTCTATGATTGACTCAAAGGTTTTTCTCAAAGCTGTCAGCTTGGCGAGGAACGTAAGTCTGCTGGCAGCGAAACCGAGGTTGTAGGAAATGATACTCTCTTGGGACAGATTGCATCGTTCATGGAAAATCTGCATCTGTCATACCGGGAAGTGGTCTATGAGATACCATACAGGAATTTAGTATTAATGCAGCGTGACAAGCTTCATACTGTAACCGGGACAAAAGTCACGAAGGTGAAAGGCAAGGATATGGCTTCACGCAGAAGAAGAAACAAGAAATAGATATGGCTCTATTAGAATGTTAAAAAGCAACAGAAACGTTACTTTTTTACGTTACAAAGCTTGCTTAATAGTAACGAAAATGTTACCTTTGCATTGTCAATTAAAAGTTCTTTGATTTATGAAGTTTTCAGAGTTTTACAAATTGATTGAGTCAGCAGGCTGGACAATCGAAAAGGGAAAGAAACATCACAAGTATGTTCATCCCGACTTTGACTACTTTATCCCTGTAGGCAGACATCCAGCCAAAGAGATACCTAAAGGTACTCTTGACAGCATGATGAAAAAGGCGGGGTTAAAGAAGTAAAAGAACAGCACCCACTTCGGTGGGTGCATTTAATTGACAAAACTTAAAATACACGATTATGAAGAAGATTCAGGCTATTATTGAAAAAGCAGATGATGGAGGAATTTCTATCTATTCTGAAGATGTAAACGGTGCGTATGGCTTTGGGCTTAAAGAACAAGAAGCGAAAGAGGACTTTGTTTCTGTTTTAGAGGAACAGGCAGAATATTACAAAGAAAAACATGGTGAATTTCCAAGTTGGTATAAAGCTGGCTATTCTGTGGAGTATGTGTATGACTTAAGTGGATTTTTTGAAGCGTTCCCTTTTATTAATGCAAGTAAGTTTGCAAAGGAAATAGGTATAAATGAATCTGTAATGCGAAAGTATAAAGGAAAGATAATTACAGCATCAGAAAAGCAAAGAGCTATCATACAATCAAAATACAATGAGATACTTAAAAGAATGGCAAATGTCAAGTTTTGATATTCCAGCCGTGAGGCTCTGATATAAATTAAAGAACAAATTGACAATCGGGCGCATCATAATGGTGCGCCTTTTTTGTTCTATTCCGAGATGGAGTCTAATTATTCAAAAATAGAAGTTAAATTACACGACAATTGCCAAGTTGTTTCGTTTTTGATTTCAAAAAGTCTGAATACTATTTGCTTATATCATAATTTTAAGCATTAATATTTAGATTTTTATTTATGGCAACACTCGTATTCCGTGTATCAAGTGACTGGGAACAGGTCGTAAAGCTAAGACAAGAATGTGAAAAGCTGGAAGCCCAACTCAAAAAGATGGACGTGAACAAATCTCCGGCAGCGGCAAGGGCTTTGGAAACCCAATTGGCATCTGCTCGCCAACAAATGATGGGGCTGGTAACCGAGGCGGCTAAAGTTGGAGCTACAATGGAGCGTGATTTCAAAAATGGAATTTACAGCGCTTCACAAACAGTAAACAACCTCTCTGCAAATATTACTTCACAAAGGGGTGTCATTAGGCAATTACAAAATGAGCTTACTTTATTGAAAGAGAAATACCGAGAAACTGTAAAGTCGGGTGGTAATACCAGCGGTATGTCGGAGCAGATAAAAGCTCAAACCGATAAGTTAAGGGAGCAGAAAGATATTTTGTTTGGACTTACTCAACAGCAGGCAGAAGCCCGTCTTTCAGTAAAGAGACTGAAGGATGAATATGCAGCTTTTAAGGAAGAAGCCGGCGAAACGGTCGAAGCAAATGAAAAGATGTCCGTTTCCTTAACCAAAGTACTTGGTATAATAGGTGGAGTAACTGCCTTGAAAAACTTTGTTACAGAACTTGTTAATGTACGAGGACAATTCCAGCAGCTTGAAATTGCTTTTTCAACCATGCTGAAAAGTAAGGAAAAAGCAGATAAACTGATGTCAGAGCTGGTGGATATTGCCGCAAAGACACCCTTCGACCTTCAAGGGGTGGCATCATCTGCCAAGCAAATGATTGCTTACGGCTCGTCAGCTGAGAATGTGGGTGATGAACTTGTCATGCTTGGTAATGTAGCCGCCGGTGTTGGCTCCCAGCTTAGTGAAATAGCCTATCTCTATGGCACATTAAGGACACAAGGGAGAGCCTATGCTGTCGATATTCGTCAGTTTGCAGGACGTGGTATTCCCATCTACGAGGAACTGGCAAAAGTGCTTGGTGTGACAAAAGATGAAGTTTCCGGTTTAGTAAAGGAAGGCAAGGTAGGATTTAAAGAAGTAGAACAGGCCTTCAAAAATATGACTAGTGAATCAGGAATCTATTATAACCTGATGCAAGAACAGTCTAAGTCTCTTACAGGTCAGTTGAGTAACCTTGGAGATGCTTGGGATACAATGTTGAATGAGATTGGAAAAGATACTCAGGGAATTGCTTCTGCAGGTATTTCAGGATTGAAAGGTCTTATTGAGAACTATGAAACTGTTGGTAAGATTTTGATAGGACTGATTGCTACATACGGGACATATAAAACCGCTCTTATTGTAGTGCGAATAGCTCAGGATACATTAACGGCCAGAATGGAACTTGCAATCTTGGTTACCAAAGCTCAAATGATAGCACAAAAGGCTTTGAATACGGTTATGAAAGCTAACCCGTATGTACTGGCAGCTACGGTTCTTGCCGGGCTTGTTGCTACAATGTGGGCCTTTCATGACAGCACAACCGCATCGGAAAAGGCACAGCAAAAATTCAATGAAGAACAAAAGAATTTTGCGAATCAGGAAGAGGAACGCAAGAAAAAAATAGAAGAGCTGATACGCGTTATCCAAGATGAGACAGAAACCGAGTTTTCAAAGATAAAGGCCTATGAGGAACTACAAAGGTATTCTCCTGCACTTTCTTCTGCTTATACCCGTGAACAACTGGCTGTACTCAATCTTGCAGAAGCAAATAAAGAACTGAATAAGGAACGAGACAAGAACAGTTATGAAAACATACTAAAGAATATTCAACAATGGGAGGAGAAAATAAAATCATTAAATGCTTCTTTAAAAAATGCGGGACAAGGTGCCCCATTAATCGCTTCACAAATAGAATCAGCAAAAGCAAATCTTAACAAGTGGAAATCAGCCTTGAGCGAATATAATCGACTGAAAAAGGAAACAGAGGAAAACTCGAAACCTGTTGAAGTCAAGCTGATGGAAGCAAGAAGTAATCGTGAGCAGATTATACGCGAATACAATATAGCAAGACAAATATTGCAGGAAGAGCAAGAAAAAATTAAGAATTTTCCTTTTGCAACAATTCCTATTGACGTTCAAATACGGTTCAATAATGCGCAAGCAGCGTTAAAAGGGATTGACGGCACCATATCTGGCCTGGAATCGCAAAGAGAAGCATCGGAAAAGACGTATCAGCAAGCATATAAAGAAGCAAAAGCTGTTTACGAAGCAAAATTAAAGGCCGTAGAGGATGCTAAAAAAGGCACTGAATCTGCTTATAAGAAAGCTGTAGAAGAGTTGGAAGCAGCAGAAAAATCATATAAATCGCTCGGTGGTGTAACAGGAGACACTCTGGCCAAACAAGAGAATAATGCGAAGAAAGATGCCGAGCGACAAAAGAAAGAGCAGCAACAGGTTGCAGAAGAACTCCTTCAGCTTCGCAGAACAAATCAGCAGGAAGAAATCAACCTGATGGAAGAAGGTTCTGAAAAGAAGCGCAGACAGATTGAGCTGGATTACCAGCGAGAAATCGATGAAATTAGGAAACAGCGCAAAAAATGGGAAGATGCGCAAGGAGGAAAGCTTACGTCTGAACAGCGGGAAGTATTAGGAAGTCGTGCGTCTAATGCCATGACGTCGCGTGAAAAAGGTCTGGCCGAAATTACAGAAACTGAAAATCAAGCTGCAATCGAGGCCAACGAACGTTACCTGAAAAGCTACGGTACGTTCATGCAGAAACGTGATGCAATCATAGCCGAGTACACCCGTAAAATCTCGGAAGCCACTACCCAGGGAGACAAGGACATACTCCAGAAAGAAATGGATAAGGCACTCTCCTCCCTTGATCTTGAGAAGCTGAAACAGGGAATCAACTGGGAACTTATCTTCGGTGACTTGGACAAGGTATCCAAAAAGTCCCTGAACAAGGTAAAGCAGCAGCTTAGGGACTTCAAGAACTCCGAAGAATACAAGAATATGGCTGTTGACCAGAAGAAGGTCATTGACGAGGCTTTAAGCAACATCCAGTCAACCCTTATCGACAAAGGAGGATTGCTGGCCGACCTACCCAAACAGTTAAGCGAATTAGCCAAGGCACAGGAAGAACTGTCACAAGCTCAGGAGGAATACAACGAAGCCATGAGAAGCGGAACAGATGAGCAGAAGGAAGCGGCCACGAAGAAACTGAATGATGCCCAAAAAAGACAGCAGAACGCTCAGGTCAATGTACAAAAGTCGACAGATAAAACGACAAGCAACCTTGTCACATTGTCGAACGTCATTACCCAGCTTGGTTCAAATTCTGAAATTTCACTCTCTCAGGTCGGTGATTTGGCCGGAAATATAGTAGACATATTTGCAGAAGAGAGCGAGAAACTTGGAGGTATAATTGGAGCTGCATTTTCTCTTTTAGATGCTATCGGGACACAGGGGCTGGATGGTTTCGTAGGTAACATATTCAGTAGTGTCTTTAAGTCTGTAGGTGGAATATGGGATACTTTGACTTTCGGCGGATTCAGCAAACTTTTCGGTATTGGAGGAAACGAAAAAGAGGTGCAGGATACCATCAACAGACTCACGGACAGAAACGAAAAGTTGCAGTCTGCCATCGAATCCCTTACGGAAGAAATGAAGTCCAGCAAGGGAAGCGAGAAATCCGTAGCAGAGTACAATAAAGCCATCAAGTATCAGGAGGAATACAACAAGAATGTCCTTGCAAAAGCGCAGGCAAATGCTGGCTATCACAGTAAGCATCATAGCTGGGCCTATTACATGGGCTGGTCGGAAAGTGACATACAATGGATTCGAGAAAATGTCATGGCAGAATTCACAGGTACAGATTCCTTGTGGCAGATGTCGCCGGAGCAGATGGACTTATTACGTCAGAATGTAGACTTGTGGCAGAAAATGGCCGATTCAGGAAAAGGAGGCTATGGAAATGCTGTCGTTGATGCACTAGATGAATATGCAGATCTGGCCGGAAACCTCGAAGGACTGAAAGAGGGACTTTTCGAACAGCTTACCGGAATAAGTTTTGATTCCATGTATGATAGTTTCATCGATACCCTTATGGATATGGATGCATCGGCGGAAGATTTTGCGGATAACCTATCAGAATACTTTATGCGTGCCATGCTTTCAGATAAAATCGGTAACATGTACAGCCAGAAGCTGGAAGACTGGTGGAACAGATTCGGTGAAAGTATGAAGGACGGAAACCTGAGTGAGAGTGAACGTAATTCACTCCAAAACGAATATATGGGGTACGTGAATGAAGCATTGAAACTACGGGATGAACTTGCCGCAGCTACCGGATACGACAAGGCTGGCAGCAGTTCCAAGCAGTCGGCCTCCAGCCGCGGATTCGGTACAGAAATGACGCACGAGGATGCCGGGGAACTGAGTGGGCGGTTTACAGCCGTGTATGAGTCCAATCTTCGTATTGAGACGGCAGAACAGCAGCAAACGGTAGCTATTACCGAACTGCGAGGTTCCATCGGCTCCCTGACATCACAAGTGACCGGTCTGTACAACATTGCCGACGAGACACGTACTATCCTGGCCAATTCCTATTTGGAGTTACAGCAAATCAGAGAGAACACAGGCGAAATTGTCAAACCTATCAAACAGATGCAGGCCGACATTGCCGAAGTGAAACGTAATACAGCAAGACTATGACAGGAGATTTATTTATTAACGGGAAGGATGCCTGGAGCACATGGGGTGTCCGCATGGGTGACAGTTTTCTCGATGCTATCGACGGATTCAACCAGATGAAAGACTACATCGAAGATGAGAGCCGTCTGGAGCACGGGAAGCGAATAATAACCGACAATGCAAAAGTAGCATCGCGTGAAATCACTCTCCAGTTCACCATAGAAGGAGACTCAGAAGGTGACTATCGGACAAAGAAGAAAGCCTTTCAGTCAGAACTGGAGAAGGGAGCCGTAAACATCAAAATCCCCGCTCTTGGGAGCGAAGTCTTCAAGCTGGTTTACCTGGGGAAAAGCATCTCTTACGGGTTAAGTATTGACAGGTGTTTCGGTAAGGTTTCAAGTAAGTTTTGCGAACCGAATCCCATGGACAGAAGCGAATAACAAACATTTCCTTTATTGTTTCAAATGGAAGTCCGGATTTTTAGGGCTTCCATTTGTTATTTATGAACTTTGGGGATATGATTGAAATTAAGGACATATCCGGAAAAACAAGGTTCTCTACCCCTATCAACAAAGGGGCGAAGGGAAAGTTTACACTGATGAAAGAGGACTACATCGTTCTCCCCTTTTCCGTGCCTGAACCTATATATTTTAAACTTGGTGACTATGTAGACCTTTCTGGGGTTCTGGATGATTCTCTGGGCGGATTACTTTCAAAAGTATATGAGGTAACTGACTTGCAGAAACCTTCTTTCAATGCTTCTACCGCTGGATATGATTATGAGCTGAAACTGGATGCTTACTACTGGAAGTGGAAAAACAAAATTTTCAAATACACTCCTGAACATGCTGGATATGAAGCGTCATGGTCTCTCACCGCAGCCCTTGATGTACAGCTTGGTGTGTTCTTACGTAACCTGAAAGCTTTGGGATATACCTATAAGGGAAAAGAATTCGTATTTGAAATAGATTCAACAGTAGAGAATAAGGCAGTTGCAATGACGTATGACAATATGAACCTGCTGGATGCCTTATTCTCAATGGCGGGTGAGGATAAGTGGAACTGTGATTGCTGGATAACGGACAACGTAATTCATTTTGGGCGAAACGAATTCGGTGATGCCGTGAAAATCGAGTTAGGGGTTGAAGCGTCTGCCATGACTCGCAGTGAGAGCAAAGGCACTTATGCCACCCGCATTTATGCATTCGGATCTACAAGAAACATACCTGAGAACTACCGTTCCATTGAAGAGCAGACGGTAGTAAACGGAGTTGTGCAAAGACGACTTATGCTTCCCGCTGGTACGCCATACATAGATGTGTATCCTGACATGAGCCAGGAAGAAGCAATTGAAGACATCGTGGTATTTGACGAGGTATATCCCCGACTTGAAAGTACGATGTCAAGTGTATCTACGAGGACGGAAACCGTTACAAATGAAGACGGAGGTCAGGAAACCGTGACTTACTATCGCTATCGTGATACTGGCCTGAATTTCTCCAAGGACTACATACTTCCGGGACAAGAGCTGACAATTATCTTTCAGTCCGGCAAAATGAATGGATTGGAGTTCGGTGTTATTTTTGACCCGGACAACAACGGAAGCCAGCTTTGGGAAATTGTCCGCAGCGAAGACTACGGACGTCCATTGCCGGATGATACCATATATCCTGAAAATGATGACAAGTATATCCTTTCCGGTTTTGATCCAAAGTTTGTTTCTGTACAAATGATTCCGGACGCGGAGCAGGAACTGAAAGAGAAGGCACAGAAGATAGCAGACCAGCGAAAAAAGGACGATGGTACATACTACACTACCCTCCGGTCAGAATGGGTTAATGAAGACAAGCTGAAACGCTTTTTCGAGTTCGGGCAAAAGATAAACCTGGTCAATAAAGCCTTTTTTGAGAATGGCCGTGAAAGCCGTGTTCTCGGATGGGAGTTTAACCTTGACATTCCATGGGATTCTCCGGTATATACTATTGGGGAAAGTATGCCCTACTCTCGCCTTAATGATGTGGAAGAGAAACTGGAGTCGATTACGTATAAAGGGCATACTTATGTTGGAGGCGGAGGTAGTAGCATATATGTGATTAAGACCAATGATTCTACTGCCCCATCGGACAGTAACGTATTTTCGGCAAAACGGTCACTTGCAACATTATTGAGAAAGGACAAGGAAGACCAGACAAACTATCTCATTAAGCTTCTTGGCGGTATCATATCTCCTTTCCTGGAATCAATTGACTTCGTGACCGGTATGATGGGTGCTGGTATGTCATTCTCTTCAGAAAAGGGCGGCGAGTCTGTCGGATGGATTGACAAACTGTACGTGCGCAAGAAAGCTATCTTCCAGTTACTTTCAATAATGGAGACCGAGCTGGCCGGAGCTTCCTTCATGTTCAACGCCAGCGGGGCCAGAGCAACGATTACTAAGGTCGAGTTTATAGAAAAAAAAGGAATTCGTTTCAAGGATGGTAAAGGAGTCAAGTTCTCAGACGGGAAAAGAGGTTACTCATCTCCTGGAACTTATGGTTCTGTTTATCGCTGTTACTTCCTTGCAGATGATGGTGAGAAAGCCATAGAAAATCGTTTTAAGCCAGGGAATTTAGTACGCTCACAGTCCTTTAATATTAAGGAAGGCGCGTATGACGGCGTATCCAATCACTATTGGTGGCGTCTGGTGGAAAATGTTGGTGATAACTGGATAGATGTATCCGTGAATCATTGTGACGAAGGAAGCGATATACCCAAAGTGGGTGACGTGATGGTACAACTTGGAGACATAGCCGACCCGGACTATCAGGCTGCAATCGTGTTGTCTGCATACGGAGACGGTGCGCCTTCTCTTACCTTCTATCAGGGGATAAGTTCTTACTCCCTCTCAGGGAAAGATATAGTTTCAATCGGATATGATCGTCTAACTAAAGAAGGATACTTTAATGTTTATGGAAAGACATATATCGGTAATAGGGACAAGACAAATTATATCAGACTTGCTTCTGGAGAAATAGAGGTACGTGCAGCAAGAATATTGTTGTCAAATGGTGAAAGCGTTGTAGATGTAGCAGAGAAAAATATCTCAATTAAACTTGGTGCTACGGGTATTGACATCGAAAAAAATGAGATTGTTATTTCTTCAGATAAGTTTAAAATTAAAAGTTCTGAAGGGAAAGGAATAGCCGTGTTTACGGTTAAAAATGGGAAACCACTTCTTCTTACAGAGTGCATAGATGTAAACTCGTTAAAAGTGAAACATCTGGATGGTGCGGACGGTACATTTTCGGGTGAACTGAAAGCCGCTAAAGGTACTTTTTCCGGAACAATATCTGCCGATGGTGCTAAGATTGGAGGTTTCACTATAGACAACGGTTCCTTGAATTGGAAGGGAAGGGATTTTTTCGGCAATGATAGCAGGAGTATACGGATTGGTGTTCCTACGGATGATAACAGTGGTATGATTGACATAAATTTCAATGGTGCGACTGACGGGAAATTTGGGGTTAAAGTAATTGGAAGCAATGACGGTGGAGCATGCATCTATGCTTCAAGGAACGGTACTAGCAAGCCACATAGTTCTAATACTTATGCCGGATATTTTGACGGAGGAGTACATGTAAACGGAAATCTTTATACCAATACGATATTGTCTAATGAGTTCGGTACCGGATGGTCATTGCAAGCCGATGGATCATATACATACAAAAAAGGAGCAACGAGAACAATATCATGGACTATACAGAATGGTTCGATACCTTCAACGTATAAACTGGTTTTTGAAAATGGAATTTTAGTCGATTAATCATGAAAATAGATTTTAAGAAATTTAAGAAGTACACGAAGATAGATAAATCCGATTTCGTGGAGATTGATGTCAGAGAAATGTTTGCAGATAACATTTTCAATGTGACAGGAGTTGGTATTGCTGATTTAAAATTGGCTGAGAAAATTTTTTCCAGCGATGACGATACCGAATTTTCAGATGATGAAGTTAACAGGGTAAGACATCATGCAGCGTCGCTTCTTCCATGGTTTCTTGCTGGGCTTAATGATGCAATGAGATAATTATAATATACAATGTTGGTAATATCATTAATAACTATAAATTAAAAACAATTATGGCAGCAGAAGAAGATTTTGTATTAAGCTTTACAGGTGAAGAAACTGACAATCTATTGAAACATACAGAAAGTATGAAGAATCAGACAACGGAAGAAGATGGTGAAACGGTACAGGTGTACGATACAAACGGCGTGCCGCATAAGGTGTCGAAAACGGAACTTTTGAAGAAGTCTACACTGGCTCTCCCAGCTTTGGAAGACATCTCCAGTTTTGTGGCCGTGAATGCCGCCGGAAATGCCGTCGGAGTAATGACAAAAGAGCAGGTTGCGTCAGTTCTGGCGGGACTTATTGGGATTAACAATACTTGGTTCAGGGATGGTGGTATTGTCATAAATCCGGATAATTGTTTGAATAATAGGGTATA